AAACATCTCTACTTCTTCAACAGCAGATGTGAAAGTTTTATGATAAATTTCATAATCTTTCTTTCCTTCTTTGAGGGAATATGTTGTGAAGTCTTTTCCACAAGCATTTACATATTTTTGCATCTTTTCGGAAAGTTGAGTTTCTTCCTTCACCACTTTTGATTTAGGGTAGTATTTTTTCAAAGATTTTAGAATTTCTTTTTCCTTTGACTTACCCTTACCCATTAGACTGAGAACTAAAACATCACCGTTTTTGATATCCTTTTTTGGATTTCCTTTTACCTTAACAGTAGCAAGTTTATCATCATCTGGATCTTCATCTCTATCATAAAGTAAAGCACCACCGTTCATTAATGATGATAGTCTTATTCTTGATTCCTCAATATTTTCTTCCTTGATATGTTTTCCAGTGTCTTTATTAATAAACTTTCCAACTTTCATATCAAGAACAGCAGTTCCTTTTACATCATCTTCATGATATTCTTCATCTTTTGCAAACTTCATTGCTTTCTCCTTTGTTCTAAGAACTGTGGTGGAGTGTTTTCCGTTAGTATGATAACTTATCACTATGAATACAGGTGCTCCAACTTTCCACTCTTTTGCTTCTTCGATTGCTTCTTCAATTGATAGTTCTTCAATCTTTTTAGGTTTTTTATGTGTATATCCCAACTTGGACATTCTTTCGTGGTCTTCTGGTTTTTCTGCTTTGTATGCTTTTCCAGTTTTAGGATCATACATCATGTGAGGTTTGAATTCTTCATCTTCTTTTATCTTCTTATGTTTTGAATGACAATTCTCTTCAACAGTTTCTTCCTCATCCTCTTCGTTCTCACCTTCCCAATTCTTATCAACATAGTCAAAGAATTCTTTTTTCTTCTCGTCGGATAATTCAGCAGGTGAGTCTATACCAAACTTTTTCAAAGCAGATTGAAAGAACTTTTGGTATTCTTCTGATTTTTCTAAAAGTTCAACCTCTTCTTTTCTAACTTTATCATCTAAAGCTTTCGAAATCCAACTTTTAGCAATTCTACTCTGTGCAGGTTTCTTTATCAATTTTTTAACTTGTTTATAAACATCTGTTAAATAATTCTCATCCGCAGCATTATTATCCACAATAATCATATTTCTAGCACCAAAATACTTCTGAAACTTTCCAATATTTTCTTGAACAGACCTCCACATCTTTTCAACTTCTTTTGGGTCTAATTTTCTAGACCTCGCAGCATTCCTTTCCTGTGCGATTTCCAAAGATGTGTTAACGAAAACCATATAAGTGTCATATCCTAACTCTTTAAGTCTATCAGATTTCTTTTTGATGTTGTCGTAATCTTTACCAGTACCATCTATAAGCAAACCTAATCTACTATCCAAAAAAAGTTTCATTCTTTTAGAAGTAACACCCTTAGCCCTACCTCTAATCTCTTGACCTTTATCAGAAAAAATATCTTTTGCTGTTGTAGTCATTCCAGCTTTCTTCAAGAAAATCTCAAAAATATCGTCACTATTTACAACCTTCATTCCAAGTCCAGCAGTGACTTTATTAGATACATAAGACTTACCACTCCCTGGACCACCTGCCATGAATATAGCTTTGAAGATTGAAGGGTCATATACACCTTCTTCTATTGTTTCTAATTCATCGAAATCAACGTCTTCAAGTTTTAAGATATCTTTTTCGGACATATACTTTTTTTTCTTTGGGTCATAGAACATATCCTTTTTAGGGTCAAAGTATAATTCAATACCCTTCTTAAATTTTACTGGTCCTTCCATATCCTTTATGTCTGGCATCTTATTCTCCTTATTTTCTTTCTTTTTCTTTTTGTTTTACTATTTTTATGAACTTTTTTGTAAGACTGTCTATTAAAGTTTTTTTATCTTTAACCATTTTTTCAATTCTTTCTCTTTGAGATGGTGAAAGTTCATCTATGTTTTTTCCGGAAAGTAACTTTTTCTTCAAATGGTCAATAGCCATTTTCCTTGCTCTTCTCTCTATAACCTCAGGGGAGGCAGTTTTTTTCATTGATATTTCTCTTTTTCTTGCAAGTTTTTTAGATTGTTGTTTCATTCTGATTGACATCTTTCTTCTTGCAGATTTTGAAAGGACTTCATCTAAACTTACAGATTCCTCCTGCGCAGAGTAATATGCAGCTGTAGCCATTTCGATTCTTTTCTCTTTTGATTTACCATCAAACCTTGGATCATCAGATTTTAGAAAATCTTTTATCCACTTTTCAAGAGGATCAGATGGTTTCAAAACTTCAGTTATATAACCCTCATCAAGTTTCATTCCATCTTTTAGTTTATCAAACATTTTCCTAGCATCTTTGGAATTCATGGGAGTGCCTTTTTCAAAAGAATCAAAATCACCTTTCACCACAAATCCTCTCATTTTAGATGCACTCATTCCAGAAACATCATCAGCATCCGGATCTCTTTCTCCAGCAGATACAACAACAACTCTTTTGAATTTTGTATATCCTTTCTTTTGCATGGAGTTTATCATCCCTTCAAAAGATTTGACTCTATCAGAACCCACCATAAAATGTAGTTCTTCATATCCATTCTCACTTAACCACTCTAAAACTTCAGCGGGTGTTCTAATACCTATAACATCTGGGTGATAGATGTGGTTTTTGTGTTTTGGGAATGATAGTTTCATGAACTTGATTTTATCATTTATGGATAATGGATTCTTTTTAGGATCATTAGTTTTCGAAGTAAAAATTGCATATTCAGCACCGAGTTTCTTTGCAAGGCGGAAACTCTTATCCACTAACAACTCATGTCCTGTTGTAGGTGGATTGAATCTACCGAATATCATTACAATCTTTTTCATAGACCTTCCCTAATATAATTGTATTTATACTACGAAGAAACTTTCGACCAGTTCTTATCAACTGTGAAATTTAATTGGGAGAATTCAAGTCTATCAACGAACTTTACAGCACCACCAGATAGTTTATCAATAGCTACAAACCCTTCCGGTTTTGTAACTCTAATACCTTTATTATCAACTACAAAAGTTTCCATTTTAGAATTAACTCCTGTTTCTAATTTTCTTATCACAGAATTCTTCAAATCTATCGTCAATAACATGAATTCTAATAGGTTAGATAGTGCAACTTTTTCCTTGATTAAAAGGTTTAGGAGTTGTTGTTTTCTTTCTCTTTTCTGATTCTTCGTCTTTTCCTGTTTCACTTTTGCGATAACTTTATTATCAAAATGATTTCCAAAATGAGTAAGGAAATTGTTCACCCCAGTAACACCAGACTTTGGTAAAACACCTCTTCTAACATTTGAGTTGAAATATGTTTTCAATCCAGCACCAAGTTCAGAAGTTTTCAATTCATCGTGAACAGATAGTATATTGCTCATAGACTTTTTACTGATAGCATTACCAACTCTTTGAAGTTTAGCAATCTTTTTCTCTAAATCAGAAGTTTCTTTTGCAGAGAAAAGTGATCCAGTTACATCTTTATAAAATGCATCATCAACCCAAACTGAGCTCACTTTGTTCAATTTTGAAACATTAGCACCAAAAGATGCTTTCATATCTTCTAGTTTATCACCAGAATATGTAGTGTGAAAGATGATTCCGATTTTAGAATTCAACATTTTGGAAGCAAGATCGGAATTGCTAGGAACAGCATACATAATAGTATTTGGTTGAAAGGTGATATAAGATTCACCATTTATCTTTTTGGTTGTGATGTCATCAGAAGTGAACATCATATCACCCTGTAAGACCCCTTCAATACCCAGTTTAGAGAGTTCTTGCAAGGCAATGGATAGTTTGTCTTTGAGTTGTCCAGAGAACCCATATTTGTCTAAATCGGACTCCTGCTTAACAAGTTTCGCATTCTTGGAGAATACTGATTTGGTTCCAACAAAAAACTTACCATCCTCTGGGTCAGTACCACAGAATATGGCAGGAGCTCCGTCATACTTTACAGTGACATCAACACTCTTGTTTGCAGAACCAGACAACAAACCAATAGTGGCATTTAGGAAGTCTATTGTTTTAGATATTCCAGTATAACCAAAATTGAGTGGGTTGTCTTCAAGGTGTTCAAGATGCAGATTCTTGTTTACTTTTGCTTCAACAAGGACATCTTCTTTTAAATATTTTCGTATAGAATAACTCATTTCAAAACTCTCATTAACTATTTAGTCTCTCACTATATTCTATTATAGTATATTTGAGACTAAAAGTCAAGAGTTTAGGGGGATTTTCACCCCCATTTAGTTATCCGTTACTCACAAAAGAATTCAATGCTTTTGCTTTAGCAATAACTTCAGATTCAGTTGGGTATGGGACTGTCGGTCTTTCTGGAATATCTAAACCTGCTCCAATGCAAGCTTCAACTTCATAACCATATTTGGTACTGACCGCATCTACTTTTTGAAAGTATTCGTCCATCAATAAGTCTTTCGCCATTTTTAGAAGTTCAAGGCGAATCTCGAACGGTGTTTTGTTAGACATAATGTCCTCCTGTGTAATGTGTGTGTAAGTATGTTATTGAGTGCATAAAAATTGAACTGCGTCAAAACATACATCATGTAGAGCATTGTGTTTTATAAAACTTACAGGATGCTCAATAGTATTTATATGGTTTCTACTCAAATATTTGTCTTCTATAGAAACATTCAAAAGAGTTCTAATATCACGATACTGATAATGTCTGAAAGACCCATAAGTATTCAGATTGAGTTTTACAGATTCATACCACATAGGTTCTGTATAACCCCTTGACCAGACTGGGGTATTTCTTGTAAAACCGTTCATTTCAAGATACTCATTCAGTGTTTTTTCCATATCAGGAAGTTTAACATCATCGTCACATCTTGTAAGAACTTGACTTGCTTCCTCATTTTGTTCTGTCCACCATAGAAGAGTGGATTTATTAATAGTTCTACCGTAAGTTTTTGCTTGATCTTTTGCGTCAAGTTTAACATAAAGACCTTGTTGTAAAAGTTTATTGAATGTTGTCTCTACACCATCACCAGCAATATCATAATCACTTGGGTCAAAAGCAAGAACACCTAAACTTAACAATACACTATTCTCATTTAATCCTAAAGATTCAAAATCAAAAATCACATTTATCATAATAACCTCAAACTGAAATTCCAGAGAAATCCAGCGTCTTTTTCTTTTGAAGAAAGTTACTACCATGACTGGGTGTTTCACCTTCTTCTCCTGTAGATACGGAACCTACATTACTATCATCAACATCAAAAAGTCTCATCTTCATCAAATCATACCCAATACAGAATCTTTTATTAGAGTCTTTACGATTATATCTGTTCTTGAGTTGTTTGATTCTAAACTGTGAAAGTTCTTCCAATTGATCATCTGTCATCATCGCAAACATAAAGTCAGCAGTGGCAGGTAGACCCCATGATTCACTTGTGTTAGTCAAATCTGGGTCAGAGTCTCCATAACCTTCTCTGTTTGTTTGTGTAGCAGTGAAAATGGGGATATCCTTTTCAACTGCCAAACCTCTCAACTCTTCTGCAATAGTTTTGATGTACAAATACTTGTCTGCTTTGAATCTAGAGGCAAGTGTAGAGGAAGCACAGATGTTAATATAGTCAATAAAAAGAATATCGGGTTTGAATCCCTTTTTCAATTCAAGTTCATCAAGCAATTTATTGAAATCAGCTGCACTCCCTCTACCTGTCGGAAACTCTTTAAATATTAATTTACCCTTGATATTCCTACTCTTCTCCTCTAACTTACTTTGCAGAAGAGTTTTAGGAACTTCATCAAGTTCATTTATTTTTATGTTTAATAAGTTAGCATCAATCCTTCTAGCAAGTTCTTCTTCACTCATTTCAAGAGTGATATACAGAACATTCTTTTGATTAGCAAGACAATGTGAAGCAAAGTCAGTCATAAAGAAAGACTTACCAACATTAGTTCCTGCCATAACAACATTCAAAGTCTTTGAAGCAATACCACCTCTTGTGACTTTGTTGAACAAGTCGATTCCAAAAGGTATTTTCTTTTCATCTTTCTTGTTGTAGTATTCGAATCTTGCATCAGCATCTTCTATGTAATCGTGTCCAAGTTCTATCTTGAACGTGACTGCCAGAGCTTGTTTAAGGATATCTGGAATGGTGTTTTTGTTTTTATCTACGGAACCATCAATAATAGAAATGGACTCCATAACTGCATTATATACAGACTTTTCTTGACACCACTTCTCAGTCTTTTCTAACAGCCATTGTTCATCAGAAGTTTCAATATCAAAAAGATCAGATGCAATCACCTGACAATCTTCAACATCTTTGTCTGTCATTTGGATTGTTTGAACTTCCGTCAATAACTCGTCTTTTACAGGGGCACTCTTATATTTGGAAATGTGTTTTTTCACTATCGAAAAAATATTGAATTCTTTCTTATCATGAAAATATTCTTCATGAAGATGGGGTAAAGCTTTCCTTCTATAAGAATCGTTCTTGAGAATCCCCGATAATATGATTCTCTCAACTCGCATTATTCCTCCGTTGTATCTGTTGTTCCGTAACTATATCTTTTTATCACATATTCATCTATTGTGTCAAGTACTTCTTTTGTGAAATACTTTTCTGGGTCATCATAGATTGCTTTTGGGTAGAGTTTAGATTCTCCGACTAGAATCCTATTACCACTCTTTTGAAACACTCCTGCTTCTAAACCCAGTTCAATCATTCCGTGATATCTATCAAGACCCTTTTCAAAGTCAATTTTAGTTTCTATAGATGAACCCTCTTTGGTAAATCTGGATTTCTCCATTTTTATCTTTACTATGTTTCCAACTTTCTCCGTTCCTTCTTTGATTTGTTTCTTACTCAGAAGGACAATGCTGGAGGCGGCGTATTTTAGACCACCACCCCCAGCAGAAGTTTGAGTAGGAATAAAACTACCAACACTGGTATAAGTATGGTTGGTAATTAGGAGAGGGACATTAGCTCTTCCAAGTTTGAGGGTAAGTACTCGGAAAGCAGATCTGATTAATTTTGGTCTTGTGAAGTCTGCTTTATCAGAACCTGTTGTTGTATCATTCACCTCTTTTGCAGTCGATAACATACCCAAAGAATCAAGACACATCAATAATGGTGGTCTGTTATCTTCCTTTACTGCAAGATATGCATCAAGTATTCTAACTGCTTGTGACTTGAATTCTTCAATAGTGGCAACAGGGAAGATAGTTATTCTGGAGGAATCAATTCCACGGGAGTCAAACATTCCTTTTTCCAAGGCATTCTCAGTCTCAAAAAATAGAACTCTACCATCCGTGTTAGATTGTAGAAAGTTCTTCACCGCCTCAAAAACAAAAAAGGTCTTCCCTGTTGCCTGTTCACCTGCATATGCTGTAACTTTATTTCCTGGCAATCCTTTGTAAATTGAACCAGAAATTATTGCATTGAGAGTATAACTCCCAGTATCAATATATGATTGTGTTTCATCCATATCACTGGCATTCTGTGCAAACTCATTACCAGCAGCAGAAACAATATTACTAAAATCCATATTTTTACTCCTATAAAACTATAATAACATATCTTTTAGAAAAAGTCAAACAAACTTGAAGATTTTTTTGTCTTCCAACCTCTAGCATCAACAATATCTTCAACAGATTCAAGGAAAGCTTTCTCCCATTGTTTTTCATAGTCGATAAACTCTTCCAATCCAAACTCTTTTGGTAGGACATTCTTGACTGCAAAAACAGTATCGAATATTGGATTGGGTTGTTTTAGATAACAGAACTTGATCTTTTCACCTTCTTCTATCTTTTCATACTTTTTATCAAGGTTCTTTTCGACTAAGTATTTATTGAACAACAAAGAACCTTTAACATGTATTGGAGTACCTTTTGTGTAAAGTGTATCCCTATCAGCATACTTTTTTAGATTATTGACACCCCTTGGAAACATCACATCCTCTGGATTAGCTTTCATGAAGTTTTCCTTTGCAGTGTCAAGAAAATCAAACAACTCCTCTTGATTACCATTCATCAAAATATCAATCGACTTCTTAATATTATCACGACAGATAGCCGGTGTGGAACTCTTCACCGCAGATATGCCCATCATCTTGAGTTTTGGTTTTTCATAACGAACACCCTCTGAATCAAGAACATTGAGAACATAGTGTTTCTTACCAATCCATATACCCTGATCAGCAATCACTTCTCGTTCCATAACCATCTTCTGTTTTGGACAATTCAGATAATCTTTCAATTCATCATAGAACTGTCCCATGTATGGTTGAATCTCATTCTGTGAAATCAAATTCAGTTTGTCAGTGATTTCTGTTTTATCTTTAGTGTCCATCTCTTTGACATAATCTGAGAGATCAAGATAAAGAGAATCCGTGTCAGAAGCAATCACGAAATCTTTTCCATCGTTACCAAATCTCTTACTTAGAAACTCGTTCATCTTTTTCTCAGCCCATCGAATAACTAACTGACCAGATGTTGTGATACCTTCTGCAATACGAACATCAAAGAATCGAAAGAACCTGTTTCCAATCGCACCATAAGCAGAGTTCAATTGAATCTTCTTAACCAACTGGAGATTGTAATACTTGTCTGCCAACATCTTAGTTTTATGGTCTTTGGTTCTCTCATACTCCTTCTGTAACTTGATCATCTCTTTCTTGTATATCTTTCTATCTTGATACATTTTAGACATCAGGGCAGGTAGAATACCAGTCTTAGTCCTGTCATAAACAGAACCATTAGCCATCATAGTCTCATTTTCTGTTATCTCAGGTTCATAAACTTGATTGAGTAAATCATTTACAGTAACATGTTCATTTTTTCTTTTAAGAGTTTCCGGTGAACTATTCCATTGCATGATGATGTGGGGGTATAGAGAGTTCAAATCAAAAGATGTCACCCACTCATAGTATCCAGACTTAGGTTCTTTAACATAAGCACCTTCAAATGGTTGACTTGGTTGTTTGATTTTTGGTGGAACTACAACATTCTGTTTTCTCAGTGCATTGAAGATGATGACATCCCACATACGAACTTGAAAAAATGTATCATCATAATTCACTTTTGCGTCATAAGCCATAGTCTGAACCATTTCAATGAAACCAAGTTTCTCTTCAAGTCGGACAATCAACTCAACATCTTTTACGTTATATTCAACAAACTTCTGATAGTCTTTTTCATAAAGGTCAAAAAGACCTTCATACTCAGAGTAATCCAACTTCTTTTCACCAAGTTCAACAGAAGCAATATGATCAAGTCTATAACTTTCTTGGTTTGTGAACGTGAATTTTTTGTACATTTCAAGATAATCTAAATCGGAGATACCCAAAACATTGTAAGTTTGTACAGAAAGGTTTGCATGTTTCTGAACACTGCGCTCACGAATAACACCGAAAGGTGATAGTTTTTTAGATTCCCTATCACCCAAAAGTGCTTTGATACGATTAACAAGGTAAGGAATATCAAAAAACTTGGTATTCCAACCTGTAACAATATCAACCTCAAAACCAACCCAAAATTTGACAAAGTAGTGTAACAACTCATGTTCTGAATTACATTTCCTATAATGGATGTTTTCTTTGTGTGGTTTGTAATCTTTCAACCCAAAAACAAAGTACCTCTTGCCATCGGAAACTGTGATTGCAGTTACAGGTTCTGAAGCTTCTTCTGGTTTCGGGAAACCATTCTCAGAAGAAACCTCTATATCGAGATATAGTTTCTTCACCAATTTAGGATCAAATTCTATATCTTCTGGGTAATTGTCAGAAATGTAAGAATATTCAAAGTTTGCCATCCCATGATAATCTTCTCTTGTAGTCTTTTGGAAACACTTATCTTTAGCTTCTTGAAGACCTTGGAAAACAATCTTTTTTAGGGGATTACCATAAATATCTTTATATTTTGTCACTTCACCTGCATTACATTTCATAAACATGGCAGGTTGATAAGGAACTCTATCAATAAATCTTTTACCGTTAACAAAACCTCTGACACACATTTTGTCATTGACGGAATTAACTGAAGTATAGAAACGCATAAAACCTCTTTTCTGTTACTATTATACTAAAATAAAACGGAAAAGTCAAGTGTTATGCTAAAGATGGACTGGTAATAATACCGCTAGTCATTCTCCTATATTCAGATTCGATATTTTCCTGTGCATGATAGAATAAAACAACATCTTGTGTACTAACTGTGAAATTATCTTCTTTCGCAAAAAATACCCAAGGTACAAAAGTGACCCTATTCTCAACAGGTAACATGGTTACAGGTTTCTCAACTTTAATTAAAATATTTTGGTTGATTGATTCCGTTAATTTTGTGAAATCTATTTCTGTTCTAAAAATAACTTCTTCACCTGTTTTTAGTCTCATCGCATAAATGTTCATTTTCTATTCCTTTCATACGTCCGTGACCGTCTAGGTTTAACACTTTAACGTAATCAAAATTTGGACAAGTTTTTTCTCTTGCAACTTCCCTATGTCCGTGAAAAGTTACCTTTCCTTGATATGATTTATAAATCTCTAAACATAATTTTTTTAAAGATTCAAATTGTTTTTTTGTGAATTTTTCTCTACCATGTAAACAAATAGCTATTGTTCTCACATTGTTTCTTTTTTGGGCAGAAGGTGTGAGTTCCAAACTTCTACCCTTCTGAATGGTTCCATTTCTTTTTATAAAGAAGTGATAACCAGCATCATCCCAACCGTTCTCATCCATGTGCCATTTTCTAATAACAGAAATGTCATCGTGGTGTTTCCAGTCACTATCACTACAATGGATAAAAACTCTGTCAACAGTTCTTGAGGGTTTTTCAAAAATGAAATCTGAATAATAGTTACTACAAAGTAAAATCGAAAAAAGTAAAATAAAATTAAAGTGCATCATCATAATATATAGGTGAGAAGTTTTACCTTCTCACCATGTTTAAAGTTTAATCTATCCTATTTCTAAAATTCTGGGTTGCTCTTCTTCTGGTACAACTCTTTCTAGAACTATTTTTAAAATTCCATCTGAAAGATTAACATCATCAACCACCAAATATCTTTCGAG